CTGTCAACCCTCCCCGCGCCGCTAGACAGAAAAGCTCATTTGCCGACCTCAAGGCCAATGACAAGCTGTCAAACAGGCTTTTGGACAATGTGTCTAAAGAATGTGGGTGACAAAGTGTCTAACCGGCTATCAGGCTATCCGTGCGCATTGGACGTTTTGTAAACCGAATGTGCCGGGAAGATGTTCTAATCCCCAAAGTAGACATTTTGCCTAAACCCCTTGGCGTCTGGTGGCACTACCCCCCTTAAGGGGGGAGTGACCCTGCGACTGGGGTTTAGTGCACGCCGTCGTTCTAAGGTAGACAGTTTGTAAAGTTTACAGGGTGTAAAGTAAGCACCGTGCTTATTGGACTAATCGCCGCAGCGCAAATTGTCTACTCGACAAAGTGTCCAATAAGCACCCGCTCGATCAACACAACTAGACAATACGCGAGTTATGACAGGCGCGAACTATACAAACTGTCAACCTATCCCCCTTGATTAGCCAACATGTCCAATGTGCGCGCCACCTATCGGCCCGGCACGTCGTCTAGGCGTGTAGGCAATTCGTCTTTTTGTACAACATGTCGAGGGGAGGGGGTACGGGAGGGGGAGGGGGTCGTGTGGGATTTGCGCTGAATACCCCGCAGATGGCGGTTCGTCCTCCACGCCCCTAAAAATAATTGGACACAATTTGTCTATAAGCGCTTAAACGTCTAACAGGGGGTGAGGACTATACAACATGTAAACCCTAACCCCTCCCTATCCGCACGATTAGACAAAGTGTCAACTTGAGCAACTCGCGTGCTACGCAGTGTCCGTATGCCCGTGGCCTCGACGAGCATGGATAGTGCAGCGATTAGGCTTTACAACGTGGCGGGCTTGAGGTAGGAACGGAGCGTTGTCGCTAGACGTGGAGCGGCAGCGACACGGATAGCAACACATAGGAGGCTTAGGCCATGAACTTGAACATTGGTGGTGAGGCTGTACAGCATGACAAGCTGGCAAGCGGGTATGTCATTGCGGACACGGAGTACGGGCTTGCGCAGATCGTTGTAGCTGTTGCGGGCGCTGACCCCGCAGGGGCGATGGACGATAGCGACGAGCGCGTTGCTGCGTGGAACGCACAGACTGACAAGGCGAAGCTCGCGGCTGTGCGGAAGTACCTCAAGGACATGAAGGCGGTTGCCAAGGAAGGCGAAACGTCTGACGACAGTGAGGACGAGGAAGATACGTCCAACGAGACTACGACCGAACAGCCTGCGACGCCGGAAGCCGGTACACAGGAAGGCCAGCGTGACGATCCTGTACGGACGCTTGAGAGCTTCAAGCAGACAGCCGAAGCCGACGAAGTACGGGCGCTGCGTAAGGAAGTCGAGGCGTTGCGGAAAGAGAACAAGAAGCTCGAACGCACCAACGACATGATGCGCAATGCCGTGGCCGCTGCGAAGGTCAAACTCGAAGACGACGCACCCGAAGAAACCAACGTGGGTGCCCGCCTGTCCCGCATGGAAAAGATGCTTGGCATCCGGTAGCAAATCGGCTACACAGGTCTTGCGGTCCTAGCGAGGCCAGCGGCGGGTAGGGAGCCGTAGCGTGGTGTCTGGTCCATGCTGCGGCTCCTGACCTATCAGGAGGTACACGGTATATGCTCACAGAACGCAAACAGGTGTTGGGGCCGGACGACAAGATCGTGGACCTTGTGTCTATCTCTAACGCGCCTACACCGCCCATCGGCACGACGCTTCACGGTGACGTGGAAGACCTGACGGTCGAGGGTACGGGCTTTGAAGACAAACCCCGCAATACGATCCTTCCTACAATCGAATATGCGGACTTGGTGGTTGGCACGACGCTGACAGCCCTACGTGGTGTATGGGCAACGCAGCAGCCCATCACGGGGTGGGGGTACGAGTGGCTCGCTGACGACGTGGTGATTGACGGCGCTACGTCCGGTACGTTTGTGCTGACGGAAGGTGAAGTCGATGCGGATATCACGGTACGCATCACGGCCACGACACGCGGCGGTTCCGTCGCGGCAACGTCTGCGGCTGTCGGTCCCGTCGTTGCGGGAGACGGCTAATGGCTGACTATCCTGTACTCGACAAGGACGGCAAGACGATCATTGCCGCGCCGGGCTACGACACAGCGGCGCAGTACCCCGTCAAGGACGGTGAGGGCGACACGATCATTCCAGCGCCACCCGAACCCGAACCCGAACCTGACCCGGAGCCAGAAGTCTAGCTAAGCAGTTCGGCCAACAGTTCATCATCGTTTAGGGGCGTCACGTCGATCATCGTGACGCCTCTTTCCGTCTGATCTTCCAGTACGGGCGTGCGGGTACGGGCGCGCTCAAGCGCGCTGATGATGGCGCGGTCCACGGTGATTTCGTGCTTCACTTCGATCTTGTCACCGAAGCGCTTGCTGTCACGCTTGCCGAGTACCCACTTGATGTTATCGGATATTACCTTGGCCATCTTGGGGTCCGACTGACCGTGTATCTTGTGGTTGTCGATGTTGATAAGCGCGTCGGCCATCGCGTCGTTGCCGCGCTGTACGTTTTCTTCGTACATCGCTTGCAGATCAGGCTCGCGCTTCACGTAGCTGTCGAACACCTGTGTCGTGATATTCGACTGGTCGCAGGCAGACGTGAGCGTGTGCCCTTGACCAATGAGGTTAAGCGCGTATAGAACAGCGGGGTAATAGTCGTACGGCAGAGACATGTCGTGTACCTTTCAGCCGCAACATAGGACAGATCGACGTGGTAGGCAAGGCCAGCGTAGACACGGAAGCCCAACTAGCCGAGTTCATCGCGCAGTTCTATGACGACCCGTACGGCTTCGTCATGGCGGTGTTTCCATGGGGCGAGCCTTACATCTACGACAAGGACGGCAACCAGCTTCGCAACCCCTTGGCCGACAAGAAGGGACCGGAGCAATGGCAGACGGACTTGCTGCTTGAGCTAGGCGCACACGTCAAGCGGAACATGGTGCTGGCGGAACTAGGCTTGCACATGGAAGTGTGGCGTAGCGCCATCGCTTCCGGTCACGGCGTAGGCAAGTCTGCCGAAGTGGCGTGGATCATCTACTGGCTCATGAGTACGCGTGTCGATACACGCGGAGCCGTGACAGCCAGTACGCAGTTTCAGCTAGAAGACAAGACGTGGCCCGAACTGGCGAAGTGGCATAACCTCGCCATCAACAAGCACTGGTTCAAGTGGACGGCCACGGGGTTTACCTTCTCGGCGTACCCGGAAGACAAGCAGAAGAACTATAAGGTTACGGCGGCGACCGTGAGCGAACAGAACACCGAAGCGTTCGCCGGTCTGCACAACGAAGGGCGTACAGTCTTCGTGATCTTTGACGAGGCGTCTGGCGTCGCCCCGAAGATATGGGAAGTGGCGGAAGGCGCGTTGACAGACGGCGAAGGCTTCTTCTTTGCGTTCGGCAACCCTACCCGTGCAGAAGGCGAGTTCGCTGACTGCTTCGACAAGCACAGCCATATGTACTACAACCGGCATATCGACAGCCGGGAGGTAAGCCATACCAACAAGAACGCCCTAGACGATATCATACGCAAGTACGGTATCGACAGCGACGAAGTGAAGGTCCGTATTCGGGGGCTGTTCCCGTCGCAGAGCTTTAACGGTTTCATTCCGCGCGAAGCCGTGGCCGAAGCGATTGCCCGGCAGATTGAATACGACGCTGGCGCTGCGGTCATCATGGCCGTGGACGTGGCGCGCTTCGGTAACGACGAAACGGTCATCGGTGTACGTCAAGGACGTGACGCACGAAGCATACCGTTCCGTGTGTTCAAGGGCTTGAAGACGACACAGATCACGGAGATTGTTGCGCGAGAAGCTGACCGGATACGGCCAGATGCAATCGTCATCGAAAGCACGGGGCCGGGCGCGGGCGTCATTGACCAGTTGAAAGACAAAGGCTATCGCGTACACGAAGTCCATCCCGGCAGCGCCGCCGTCGAGTTCGACCGCTACGTCAACAAGCGTGCGGAGTATTGGAGCAAGATGCGCGACGCCCTGTACGACTGGCTCGCCATACCCGACGACCCCGATCTAGTGTCACAGCTTACAGGCATCCTCTACACGCTGGACCGGCACGAACAGCGTACACGGCTGGAAGCCAAAGAGGACATGAAGAAGCGCGGCCTAACCTCACCGGACAGGGCTGATACCCTCGCCTTGACCTTCGCCACAACGATAGCTAGACGTGACCGCAATCTTGCGTATACTGCGCGGCGGGCACGCATGGCCACAACTGATTACGACCCTTACGCATAGGAGGCTCCGAAATGTCCTTTGGTGGAGGCACGAAGACTGTCGTGCAGGAAGTCAAGGTTCCCGAACCGCTGCCACCCGCCCCGGAGCGGACGGCCACAGAGACGGCATCGCTGGCCGAAGAACAGCGCAGGCGTTTCGCCACGGGCCGGTCAGGCCGGGCAGCGACCATCCTGACGGGCGGCACGGGCGGCACGGGCGGCGTCTCGGCGCTCCGCTTCCTCGGCGGCGCAGCAAGGACGTAATCAGCCATGCACATTGAACCGAAAGACGCTAAGCGCCTGTACGGGGAAGCGAAGTCTATTCGCGCCCCGCACGAACACGACATGCGTATGGCATCCGCATACTGCCTGCCGTGGGACTATTCGGCTTGGCAGTCTGACGGTCCTGCGAACGTACAAGGTATGTCGGGAGCGCGTCGTATCATGTACGACAGCACCGGCGTGCGCTCGCTGCCCAAGTACGTTGCTATCCTGCAACGCATTGCGACACCGGACGGCCAACGGTGGCACAACCTCCGTCCGTCCGACGTGGCGCTTCGCTCGAAGACCCGTGTACGGGATTACTTCGATCAACTCAACGACTTGCTGTTCCGCTATCGGTACAACCCGACAGCCGGTTTCATTTCGGCGTCTGGCGAAATGTACGGTTCGCTTGGCGCATACGGCAACGCGCCGCTGTACATCGGACAGCGCAAGCCGAAGACACGTTCGCAACAGCCGGGGCTACGCTACAAGGCGTGCCCGATCCGCGACGTGTTCTTCCTGACCGACGATGAAGGCGAAGTCGTCATCATCTTCCGGCGCTTCTGGTTGAACGTCCGTCAGTTCATGGTGAAGTTCCCCGGCAACCCTTTACCCAAGTGCATGACGCAGGGCATGACAGGGCAGACGATACCGAACGAGAACAAATATTTCGAGTTCGTACATATCGTCACGTACCGCGATCAGATGGAGTACGACCCGCAGGCACTCGACGCCCGGCGTCACCCTGTCGTCGGCGTGTACCTGTCTGTCGAAAGCGAGGAATACATCGGTAAGGAAATCGGCTACCAGTCGTTGCCTTACAAGATACCCCGCACCACTACCGTGGCCGGAAACCCATACGGCTATGCCCCGGCGACGCAGGCTATGTCGGCGCTCGGGGGTGCGTCTACGATGAAGAAGACGCAGTTGAAGCAAGGGCAGAAAGCGGTTGACCCCGTTCTGCTTGCGCATGACGACGGCGTACTCAACGGCGAAGTGGACTTGCGCCCCGGCGCGATCAACTACGGCGGTGTGGACAGCCAAGGGCGTAAGCGTATCCAAGCGCTCGACACGGGCGACTTCCGTGTATCGGAAGTGTTGATCGACAATGAGCGCAAGGATATCGAAGACAGCTTCTTTGTGACGCTGTTCCAGATACTCACAGAGACGCCGGAAATGACGGCAACCGAAGTCGTTGAGCGCGTGGCCGAGAAAGCCGCACTGCTCGCACCGACGATGGGCCGTCTACAGACGGAGTTCCTTGGGCCGCTTATCGAGCGTGAGATTGACATTCTGACGGAGCTAGGCGTCATGCCGCCCATGCCGCCAGAACTGATCGAAGCGCGTGGCGAGTACGAAGTGGTGTACACGTCACCGATGGCGAAGGGCATGTACGCCGAAGAAGTCAGCGGCTTCATGCGTTCGTTCGAGTTCGCCATGAACGCGGCCAACGCCACGCAAGACCCGTCGCATCTGGACCACTTTGAGTTGGACGTGGCCATACCGGAGATATCCGACTACATGGCCGTACCGGCTCGCTGGCTGGCGAGCGAGGATAGCGTGAAGAAGAAACGCGAAGACCGCAACCAGCAGATGCAGCAACAGCAGCTTATGCAGAACGCCCCGGCGTTGGCGAGTGCTGCGAAGACCGCATCCGAAATGCAGGGAGCCGACAATGCCGGGTAATGACGACTTCATCGACGCTGATCCGTTTGACCCGGAAGTCGTCAAGGCCGAAGAAGACAAAGCGTACGAGCGACGCGACACGGAGAGTGAGACGATCCGTGCGTACGTCACCCGGCGCAAGCGGGCGTACACCGCAGTCTTTACAACCGGGAACGCTGACCAAGGCGACATAGAGTTCGTCATGCTCGACCTTGCGGCGTTTTGCCGGGCGTACGAACCGACGTTCAACCCGAACAACCAGAAGGTACAAGACCTGTTGGAAGGACGGCGAGAAGTCTTCCAACGTATCATGTCGTTTACGCGTCTGTCACATGATACGTTGTTCACGATGTATGCAGACGCGAAATCACAAGGACAGAGGTAATGAAGAACTTCATGACCGGCCAGATCGCATACGCCCCGGAAGGCGTCGGCACCGGAGACGGTGGCGACGGACAGGGCGACGGCGGTGCTGCACACCCGGTCACGGCCCCGTGGGCTGGCGCGCAGGGTGTGTGGAACATCGGTGAGGGTGACGCGGCGAAGCCGTGGTACGAAAGCATCCCCGAACCGGAAGCGCGCGCCCACGTACAGGCGAAGGCATACGCCAACCCTGCCGAACTGGCGCTTGCCAACTACAACCTCACCAAGCTACAGCGCGGCGCTGACGACGTGGTTGCGCTGCCCGGTTCGGACGCGTCGCCCGAAGCCATCAAAGCGTTTCAGCGCAAGCTCGGCGTACCTGACACGCCGGACGGCTACAACGATACGCTCAAGTTCGAGGGCGTAGACGTTGACCAGAAGTTCCTCGATTGGGGCAAGCAAACGTTCCACAAGCACGGCTTGACGCCTACACAGGCGAAGGGCGTTGCCGACGAGTGGAACGGTTTCATCGCGCAGCACAACGCCGCCGTGCTTGAAGCCGACAAGACCGCAAACGATCAAGCGTTGGCCGAACTGACGACGCGTTGGGGCACGGAACTTGAACAGAACCGTGCTGCCGGTCAGCGTGCCGTGACGGCTTTGGGGCTGTCCAACGAACTGATCGAACGCATCGAAGCGAACATCGGCAGCGCGGCCATCGTTGAACTGCTCGCTGCCGTTGGGCGCAAGTCCGACGAAGGGGGCTTCATGGGCGGGCAGGGCGGCGACCCCAACGACCCCTCGAACATGTCCAAGGAACAGGCCAAGGCCAAGATCGCGGAGCTTGGCGGCGACGCGGAGTTCCAGAAGAAGTACACCGACCGGAACCACCCTTCCCACCGGGACGCTGTACAGATGATGGAAAAGCTGTTCGCGCGCACTTGACGCGTAGGCCGGTATCGCTTATGGACAGGGGAGCCGATCAGTTCGGCTCCCTTCTTCATTTGAGGGCCGCTTTGAGCGCACACCCCTCGTTCAAAACCGGACTGGCGGTACTAACCGCAAACACAAGGGGTATCCTACAATGGCTGAAACCGTAGCCTCCTACAGCGTGCCGGAACATCACGTCAAGATGTACACGGCGAACGTACAGGCAGCGCTCAACAAGAAGGGCGGGCTGCTTGGCGGTCTTGTGTCGTCCGCGCCGTACACCGGCGAGAAGGCACAGGTTGTCAATTTCCTCGGTCCCGTCGAGTTCATCGAGCGGTCCACTCCGTACGGCGACACGAAGCTGTCGGAAGTCGAACACACGCAGCGCTGGATCACCGGCATCGAATACGACTGCGCCATCCTGATCGACCGTCTCGACGTTCTCAAGATGATCTACGAGCCGACCAGCCCGTATGTCGAGCGTATGCGTGAAGCCGCTGCGCGCAAGATGGACGAAATCATCATGGCCAAGTTCTTCGCCAACGCGAAGACCGGCAAGGATGGCGCGACCGACGCGTCGTTCCCGTCGCGCGATATCATCGCACACGGCGGCACGCGTATGTCCGTGGCCAAGCTGCGCGCTGCCCGCAAGCTGCTCAAGAAGCGGCATGTGGACCTGCGTACCAGCCGCCCGCTGATCGCCGTCACGTCGGAACAGACGGACGACCTGCTTGGTGAAGTCGCCGTCAACTCGTCTGACTACAACGCGGTCAAGCCGCTTGTGGACGGTGAAGTGTCGCAGTTCATGGGCTTCACCTTCATCCCGTACGAAGACAACGGTACGTCCACAAACGGGCGCGGCATCCCCACGGAAGCCGTGAGCGGCCCGGCTACCATCCGCAACTGCCCTGTGTGGGTGCCGGACGGTATGCACTTCGGCGCGTGGGATGGGCTGTCCATCATCCTTAGCCCGCGCCCCGACAAGAACAACATCAAGCAGGCTCATGCGACGTTCACCGCTGGTGCAACGCGTATCGAGGAAGGCAAGGTGTTGAAGTTGCAGTGCGTCGAAACGGGTACGCCGTCGTCCTAAGCGTACCTATCTGACAACAGCCATAGCGCGTAGGGCTTCCCCCTACGCGCTTATCAGCCGAATGGAGGCACATAGAAATGGCTACCCACCTTGCGAACGAACTGGTTGACGGCTTCCGCCGTTACCCGATTGACGACCACGGCAAGCTCCGTATGCAGTATTTCAGCATCGGCGAATTGACGGCTGCGTACGCGCAGAACGACATGGTGAAGCTGTTCACCCTGCCTCCCGGTCGCAAGCGCATCCTGCCCGGCCTGTCGCGTATCAGCGTGTCAGCACTCGGCGGTGGCCGTACCATCGACATTGGCCATGGCGACTACTCGCGTCGCCCGCCTGACAACGACCTTGAGCTTGCCGACTACGACGCCTTCATTGACGGTATGGACGTTTCGTCTGCCGTCGCGGGTGCGGCGTGGTCCACGGCCATCAAGTTCGACCTGTACTCGATGGCGGAAGTCGAAGTGTACATGACGATCCTTGGAGGCACCATGCCTATCGGCGCTACGGCGTCGGGGTATCTCGCGTACCTGTACGAGTAATCGTACCAAATAGGAGGAAGCCCCGGTGTTTACAGCCGTACAGATCATCAACATTGGTTTGTCGAAGATCGGGGCTTCCCGCATTTCGGACATTAACCCGCCGCGCAGCAGCCTTGAGCGCTTCAACGCGGACAACTATGACCACTGGAAGCGGTCAGAACTGGCGAAGCGGCGTTGGGTTTTCGCGCTTGAAGAAAACTACGCACTGCCGCACGTCGAGACGCTTACCAATGTGGAACGTCCGTACAAGTACGAGCTTCCTACGAAGTGTCTGCGCCCCGTACGCGAAAGGCATACGGAATGGCGGCAGCGCAAGCGGTTCATCTTTAGCGCCCATGCCGGACTGCGTGTCACGTTTATCGAGAACGTAAGCGAGCCGGAGTTCGACCCGATGTTCGTTGAAGTCCTTGCGGCACGCATCGCAATGGAGAACGTCGAGTACAACACGCAGTCGAACACCAAGTTCTCGACGGCCAAGGCGATGTACGACGAAGCCGTGATGCAGGCGGGGCAGATGAACGCGTACGTAGTGGGACCGGAAGACGTAGCGGACGAAGATGAAAACTTCGACTTCGTAACGTCACGCTGGTAACACTATGGCAAAAGCATCACCACACGTACGCTCATTCAACGCTGGCGAGTTCTCGGAGCTACTTGAGGGCCGTACGGATATCGAGAGGTATCCGTCTTCCCTACGTAGCATGTACAACTGCATCGCCGCGCCACAGGGACCGGCCATAAGCCGTAGCGGTACAGCGTTCGTTGTACCAGTCAGCGACCATGACGAACAGTCCATGTTGCTCCCCTTCGTGTTCTCGGACGAAGACGCGAAGGTGCTTGAGTTCTCGGACGACCGGATACGGTTCGTTGACGAAGACGGCATACAGATTTACACACCCGTGGCCGACGTGACCGTAACGTCCGACGCGGGCGATCCTATCGAGTTCACGTCACCGACACTCGACGCTGATATAGGCGACGACGTTGTGTTGATCGGGCTTCCCGCGAGATACAACATGTCGGGAGAGATTGCGCGTATCACCGCTAAGGTGGGTGACGCCTACACGTTGGACATGGGCTACACAGATGACGTAACGGTAGAGAACTTCGACGTTGCGCGCGTGTACCACGTAGACTGTACGTACGGCGAGGAAGACCGTATGCACCTGCGTTATGTCCAGTCTGTTGACGTACTCTATCTGCTTACAGGCGGGGAGCGTACACGCAAGCTGTCGCGTTACGGCGACTACGACTGGCGGCTCGAAGAAGTCGAGTTCATTGACGGCCCGTTCATGCCTGTGAACGAAACGTCTACGAAGCTCACGCCGAACGCGACAGGCAACGCCATACCCAACATGACGGGTAACACCGCGCCGTCCGGTACGTGCGCGGGTAGCAGCGTGCGCGCAGCGGTATCGGAAGACGCAAAATTCCTTGGGCGTACGCTTAACTATCCATTGGGGGCGTCTGACTACTTCCACGCTTTCAGCGCCAGCGACGATCAGTATTGGGCAGCGGACGCGCGCCAGATCGGCACGATACAGTATACGCCCGCCACGGCGTTTGTGTGCGACGGCTACACTATCTATGCGTCGCGGGACAACCAAGACACGCAATACCTGTCGAAAGAGTACAGCCCGTCGTCATGGACGTTCGAGGGCTACAACGGCGCTTCGTGGGAAGTGCTGGACCGGCAGGAAGAATACGTGCTGTACGACAACAGCAAGTCGGTGTTCTTCACCATAGAGAACACGACGGCGTACTCGGCGTATCGGCTCAACATTACGAAGCTGGTGGCCAACGGGCCGATTGAGCCGCGTGTGCGCCGCCTGACGATGCGCTCGACTACATCGGCGTCTATCACGATCACCGCTTCGTCGGCAGACGGTATCAATGCTGACGCGGGTTTTGTGGCCACGGACGTAGGACGGTTGATCCGACTGAAAGGTTCGGACAACGCATGGCGTTCGTGCGTCATCACGACGGTCAACAGCACTACACAAGTCGTCGTCAAGCTGCTTGGCGAACCGCTTCCCGACACCCGCGCCATACGCGAGTGGCGGCTAGGCTACTGGTCCGACACGACCGGCTGGCCAATCGTGGGCGACTTCTATGAGGACCGTCTGTTCCTCGCGTCAACCGACGAATACCCCGACATGTTCGCCGGTTCCGTCGTGGGCGGGTACGAGACGTTTAGTCAGACCGACACATTTGGCGAGGTACTGGACGACAACGCCTTGGTGGGCCGTCTCAACTCCCGCCGCCTCGCTCGCATCCGCTGGCTGTCTTCTGACGACAAGGGGCTGCTCATGGGCACGGGCAGCGAGGAATATACGCTCACCGCCCCGAACAGCGAACCGATGACGCCGCGCAACGTCAAGGCGCGGCCCGCGACACGCCGGGGCAGCGCCAACGTCGAGCCGGTACGAGTGGACAGCCAAGTCCTCTACGTGCAGCGGAGTGGCCGCACCGTCCGCGAGTTCGCGTACGTGTTCGAGGCTGACGGCTACAAGTCGCCGTCCATGTCGCAGTTGGCCAGCCATCTAGGCGCTATACCATTTGTCGAAATGGACTACGCTGCCGAACCGCACTCGATCATTTGGATACGGCGTGCGGACGGTACACTCGTTGGCATGACCTACAACCGCGACGAGAACGTAGTGGGCTGGCACCGCCACGACCTGTCAGGCGGCGTGGTCGAAAGCCTTACCGTCATCCCGCAGAAGGACGGTTTGCAGGATGCGCTGTGGTGCGTCGTCAAGCGCACGATCAACGGACAGACGCGCCGGTACATCGAACGGCTTACCCGCTTTTGGGACTTCGATACCACGCTGGACGAAGCACATTTCGTTGACTGCGGCCTGCGCTACGTTGGCGCGCCTGTCGAAATCGTCTACGGGCTACAGCACCTTGAGGGCGAAACGGTATATGGTCTTGCAGACAGCAAGCCTATCGGCCCACTTGTCGTCACCAATGGTACGATTGAACTGCCGTACGAAGCCTCGAACATTGTCGTTGGCCTTGGCTACGATAGTGAGGCAGAGACTTCACGTCTTGAGAACGGCGCTGCCGATGGTACGGCCATGGGCAAGGTCAAGCGTATCAACACCATCGTACCCCACGTCTGGCGCAGCTTCGGCGGCGAGATAGGTGTGTACAATGAGGAAGTCAAGGGGCCGGTGTACGAGCCGCTTGAGTACCCCGGAGACTTCTCACAGTTCGAGGATATCGAATTGTACACGGGAGAACTAGAAGCCATTACGCCGTCGCTCGGTTACGAGCGTCGCGGCTCGCTGTTCTTCCGTCGCCCCGCTTCTTCCCCGCTACCCTTTAACGTCATTGCGCTTATGCCGCAACTCAACACGCAGGACCGCTAATGCGTACGCCCATAACCTTTCGCAAGTTCCACTCCGAACACCTACGCTACCTGTCGCCGCAGCATCTACAGAAACACGAACACGCCTTGCTGATCGGCACAGAGTACATGGACATAATCGACAGGAACTTTGCGATATCAGGATGGGCCGGGAATACGTGTATCGGCGCGTGCGGGGCTATCGGCATCTACCAGCACAGGGCGCTAGGGTGGGCTATCTTGTCGGAAGAAGCATCACCGTATATGTTGCAGATCGTTCGCAAGGTGCGGGCGTACTTCGACGTAATGGCGTTCAAGCGTATCGAGGCAACGGTTCGGGCTGACTTTGAACACGGCCATCGGTTCGCGCGTATGCTAGGACTGACACAAGAGACACCCGTACCTATGCGCGCACACGGGCCGCAAGGTGAAGACGAGATACTATACGCACTGGTGAAGTGATATGGCAGGAGCATTAGGCATCATTGGCGCACTTGCGTCCGTCGTCAGCGGCGTCGTCGGCGCTATGGGCGCGATGCAGGCTGCGGAAGCGAACGCGCAAGCCGCCGAATACAACGCGAAGATAGCGGAGCGAAACGCCATCATCGCGGACCAGAACCGCAAGGCGGCGATACAGCAAGCCGACGTTGACGCGGACGACCACCGGCGCGAGACGCGGCGCATCCTCGCCTCGATACGCACGGCGTACGGCGCGTCGGGTATTGAGTTGGCCGGTTCGCCGCTGGACGTGCTGGAAGACACGGCGCTTGAGCGGGAGCTTGACACGTCGCGTATTCAGTTCGAGGGTAAGGTACGCAGCCGTGAGGGCGCTATCGCCATGCTCGGTCTAGGGGAAGAAGCGACGCTATCGAAGATGCGAGCGCAGAACGAACGTACCGCTGGCCGGTACGCGGCGTTCGGTTCGATCATCGGTGGCATCGGTAACGGTTTGGCGAGGCTGGCATAATGGCGAGAATACCAACAGTCACGACGGAAGTATCCGCGAAGACACTCCGCAGCAACTCGGCGCTACCGCAGACGCGTGCGTCCGGCGACGACTTCGGCGCGCAGATCGGGCGGGCGCTTGGCGACGTTGCCGGGGGTATCGACCGGCTCGGCGCAGGGCTACAGGCGTACCACGAAAAGAAGCGCAGCGAGACGGTAGCCAATGCCGTAGCGCAGTCGGACTTTACGCAGCGGGAAATGCAAATCCGCAATGAGGTAGGAGCGGACGGTGCGGGCTACTATGACCGCGTGCGCGAGGAATACCTTTCGTTCGTAGACACCGAAGCCGACAAGATCGAAGACAACATGGCGCGTACGGAATACCGTAACCGCATGTTGCAGCAACTTCCCGGCATATCGTCCCGCAGCGCGACGTACGAAGCGACTATCGCGGCGACGCACTCCAAAGAGCAAGCCAACGCCTCGCTCATGTCGTTGCAGAACAAGGTCATGGTTGACCCCACGCTGTACTCGACGTACTTGCAGCAGGGCTTTGACGTTATCGACACGCGTACCGACGTGAACGCTACCGTGCGTAGCGGCATGAAGGAACAGTGGCGTACTGACCTTGCGCGTATGCGTTTCGAGGGGATGCTTGAGAACGCTCAATCGGTGGCCGAACTGGACACGATTGCCGGGGAGCTTACCGGCGTTGGCGCACAGGGGCAGACTGACGGACAAGTGGATTGGGCTGGCGAGTTCACGCCAGAAGACTACCGCCGTATGGTCAACGATATCGGCACGGCACGTAGCGCGTTCATCACCAAGGCCGACGCTGACGCACGCGCCGCGCTCGATACACTGACGGATCGGGCGGGCGACGTTAACGCGCTTATCCCGCAAGGCGAGCTTGAGGCTGTACAGCTTCTCGTACGACAGTCGGAAAACCCGATCACGGCGGCGCGCATGGCGCGCATCCTGCGTAACGAGGAAATCAAGAAGCAAAGCCGTACGCTCACACCTGCGGAACTGCGCGCACAGATCAATGCGGCCAACGGCAATCCGGGGCTTACATACCCCGGCGTCCCGCCTCGCTTGTCCACGGCGATCAATGATACCGTGCAGCGGTTCGACGTGTCTGCGTCGTTCCTTGGCAATCTGGCGCACCGGGAGTACGGGCAGTATCTCGGACAGGGCACGCCAGTTCGCGGCAACCAGCAGTTCATGCCGACCACCACGCACGGCGGCGTTGACTTGCGCAACATTCGCAGCGACGTTCTCGACGCGGCGATGGTGGCGGGCGAACTGTTCGGCGCACCGCTACAGCTTAACAGCGGCTTCCGGTCGCAGCAGCACCAAGATAATATCCGTGCGTCCGGCGACCCGAACCGCGTCACCGTAGCGCGCGAAAGCCATCACACCAGCGGTACGGCTATCGACATTTCGACCGTGGGCATGAGCGCCGCCGATCAGGGGCGTCTTGTCGCCTCGCTTGTGGACGCGGGCTTTACGGGCATCGGTCAGTACGGCACGCATATCCATGGCGACTTCCGCGCCGCAGTGCCTAGCAGCTTCCGCTTGAACGAAGACGGTACGGCGTGGGGCGGCTGGACGAACCTGTCACCCGAAGTCACGGCGGAACTGACACGGCGAGGTTACGCCAGTGGCCTTAGCGCCTCACAGATACAGCGGGCGCGTCCCGTCACCTACGCTGACGATATCGACTACTCGCAAGGTACGTCCGTCACAGGACCGAACGGTCAGCCCGCCACGTCCGCGACAGGCGTTGCGCAGTTCACGTCAGGCACGTTCCTTGAAGTGATGCGTAAGCCCGGCGTTGCCGCGCGCATAGGTATCGACATTTCGGCCATGTCCGACGAACAACTGCTTGAGCTTCGTAAAGACCCCAACGTCTCTATGATGGCGACGGCAGCGTATGCCGAACAGAACAAGATTGCGTTGCAGTCGGCGCTAGGCCGTCCGGTCAACGACGCAGAATTGTACATGGCGCATATGCTTGGGCCGGGCGGTGCTATTGCGCTGATCGGCGGCGTGAAAAACAACCCGAACAGTGCAGCAGCCGACTTGCTTCCTGACGCGGCGCGGAACAACCGCAGCGTGTTCTACGAGAACGGGAGGCCGCTGTCAGCGCAGCAAGTGTACAACCGTATCGCCGTGTCGTTCGATACCAGTCAAACACAGGTTACGTTTGGCGACAACCAGACGCGTCAGCAAATCCTGACGAACATGGAGCGTAACCTTACCAACGATCCGGTTACGCACGCACAGACGACAGGTACGTTCGCCATCACGCCGCTCGACGCGACGCAAGGCTTCGCCATGCGCGGCTCGGAAGCGCGTGCCATTGCGGACTACTACAACATTCCGATGGAGGGTATGAAGCCCTTTACGGAAGACGAAGCCAACTCGCTCGCCAAGGGCATGAAGGACGGTAGCGTTGACGACGCGCTACAGATCATGAGCGCCATACAGGACATGGGGCCGCAGATGGCGCGTGCCGCCATCGCGCAACTTGGCGAGAAGGAACCCGTGTACGCTTACGCCGCAGGACTACAGGCGAACAACGGCGGCTATGCTGCGTCCGATATCGTGCGCGGACAAAAACGGCTCGAAGAAAATCCTGCCATCAAGGACGGCTTGGGCGTTGCTGACCGCGATCTGTACGATGCGTTCGTGCGCGCGACGGGCGGCTCGCTGTACGAGATTGCGCCCGATCAGCGGCAGGCAATCCAGAACGCCGCATTGGCGCACTACATCGAAACCGTCGTTGCCCGTGGCCGCGCCCAAAACTTTGACGAAGGGTTGTTCACCGCCAGCGTACAGGCTGTCATGGGCGGCACGCAAGGACGCCCGGCAATCGACCAAGTGAACGGACAGCCGACCGTACTGCCACCCGGCCTGTCAGGCGACGACATGGAAAGCGCGTTTCAGCGTATGAGCGTTGACGATTGGACACGCCTATCCGTTGACAAGTTGCCGCCTCGATACCTTAACGGCGACGTGATCGCGCCGGACGATTTGGCGGGCGAGGCGGTCATGCGTGCAGTCGGCAACGGTCATTACAAGATCATGCTAGGCGACGGCTCCTTCGCCGTGACTGGTGAAATGGGACAGAACGGGCGGCTCAACGCGTACGTGTTCGTGCCGACCGCAGAAGAAATTCAAAGCATCGGCCAGCGTCCCGTACCGGATCGTACATGGACAACGACACCGCCGCCAGCACGCGACGAACTGGTTGACCAAGACGGCTATCTGTCGCTTGACGAACAGACACGCTTGCGCGAAATGTACGGGCCGTTGTGGGCGTTCGATGAAAACGGTCACTGGCTCGGACCTGTCGAGGGGCAGCAGTAATGACGTTCTTTAACGAGGTAAACCGCGACGCTCTAAGTGTTGCCCCCGACATGGCGGCGACAGGCCCGCGCGTGGGCTTTCTCGAAAGTTGGGAAGTGTCGTGGAACGAACAGGTACGTGGCGCTGCCATGTACGGTATCGAAGACCAGATGTGGCAGCTAGAGGACCAACAGGTGCAGGCGATGCGTCGCGCCGGTATCGAGAATATCCCTTGGCTGTCGGAAGAAAGTCACGGCATCTTCAACGTACTGCCCGGCCCGGCTGGCGGCGTCGAGAACTATCTTGACATTGCGCGCTTCTATGAAGACGGCGGCGACCCGGCATACGCCACAAGGCTGGCCGAATACGACGCACGCATTACGGAGCTACAAGAGAAGTTCCCCGAACTAAATTTGCGTACGTCCCGCGAAATGTGGGATAGCGTCAGGGCGCAAGCCCAAGCGTACGAGCAGCGCGCTATGGGTGACAGGCGGGACATAGGCGGTCACGTCGGCGCGTTCATTGGCGGCGCAGTTGCGTCCATGAACCCGAACACCGACCCGCTTAATTTCATCACGCTTGGCGTAGGCGGTGTCGGTAAGACTGTTGTGGGGCGTATCGCTGGACAGATGGGCGCGCAAGGCGTCATCGAAGGTATCAACCAGATCACGGGCGTGCAGGAACAGAGACGTTTACTCGGCTTGGAATACGGCTTCGGTGACGCCGTTCAACGCGTGGCGGGCGCTGCGGTAGCGGGCGGCGTGCTACAGGGCGTTGGCGAGGGGCTGGCGTTCGGCTTTCGGCGCTGGTTCCGCTCGACCCCGACCGACCCGGCCCCCCTCCCCGGCGTCACGGAGCGCCCGGCCCTGCCGGACACGCGGATGGTGCCGCCGCAAGCGATACCAGCAGACGAAGGGCTGGCCGCTGCGAAGCTGACGCGTGCCCCGGAAACGTACATCAACTACCTACACGAACAGTCGCCCTTGTCGCTGACACGGGCGGGGCGTGCGCGTACGGTTCTCGACCTTGATTACATGACGACCCGGTTGGACGATTGGGACGGCGGGCGTCCGTGGGAGATAGCGCCGAAGACGGATACGGCCATCACCTTGCCGCGCAGTGACTTCATCGCGCCGGACTTGAACCGTGTCGTTGACCAGTCACAGGTTGACGACTTGGCGCGGCAGATAGACCCGCAGACGTTCCAACAGTACGACGCACTGGCGACGCGTAAGCAGACATACCAGCGCTGGATTAACGAGTTGTCCGACGCCGACAACCCGGCACTGACGCAACGCATAGCCGAACTGGACGACAAGATCGACGCGCTTACTGTGCGTATGCAGGACCAGAACGGACGGCGTGCATCCAAGACGCGCAAAGAGATTGCGGCGTTGGAAGCGGAGAAGGAAGCCGCGATCAGCGAGGGCACCAGCCCGAACCAGCCGGACGTTGCGCGCGTACGGCGCGAGCTTATGAAGGCTGACGAGAAGATGCGCGACCTAGCGCCGCTTGTCAGTCGAGCCTATGCGCGCGCCCGTAACGATTGGGCGGCGAGTGCGGAAGAACGGCAGGCCGTCATGCAGATGATGCGTGAGGGCCGGACGACCTTGCCTGACGTTGAGCGCGCCGACGCCGGAAGGATCGTCAGCGGAGCGCAGGCACTCGCGGATCGTGCGCCGATCCTGCAACAGCGCTACAAGGTTGAGGGCAAAGTGCAGCCCGACGCGGACGCCGCAGACGTGGCGCGTGCCATCGTGGCCGAAAACGCCAAGGCGATGGACGACGCCCTTGCGACGTACCGTGCGGAGCTTGACACGATCCTCGCCACGGAAAAGAACGGTGAAATCGAGATAGGCGGCGTGAAACTCAATCTCGACAAGGACGTGATATACGTACCGAACGAAGCGGGCGAGGGTGGCGACAGGCTGACCGTGCGCCAGCTTATCGAGCGAAACAAAATGGACGAATACGAGATAGAGGCTGTAACGACATGTTCACTGCGCAAGACTTCGTAACCTGTGTACAGGACAACTTGAAGGCGCGGAACTTCGGCCACAAGCGCATCAAGGAACTGACCGACGACTACAAGTCTATGGTATCTGCGTACGAAGCGCAGGGCCGTACGACGGTTGACGCCGGTACGCTCGCCATGAAAGACTTGTTCGAGAACATGACGCGCGAGACGCAGGAGCGGTTGAAGCGCACGACGGCCATGCTCGCGGTCCAAGCAGACAACATGTCTCGCATCGGTCAAGCTGACGACGTGACGACTTCGACATTCCTGATGGATGGCAAGCGCGGGAGCAAGGGCGTGGCCGTCGCGCGTGCGGCTGTCTCGCTTATCGAGGACGACCCGCGTTTCAGCGGCCTGTCGTATAGCGGGCGCAAGGAAACCGTACGTGGCGAACTGTACGCCATCTTCAACGACGTGTTGGAGAAGGTGGGCAAGGGCGCGTTCGGGATGCAGAAGGGCAAGGCGAACCTCCCGAACATCATCCGCGAAATCAAGGGCGAAGCGACAGGTGACGCCGCAGCGCGTGACTTCGCCCGTGCATGGCAGAAGATACAGGACTACACGGTGGACCTGTTCGAGCAAGCTGGCGGTTCGATGCGTCGGCTCAACAACTTCATCCCGCAATCGCAGAACGCCGTCAAGATGCACAAGGCGGGGGAAGCGCGTTGGGTTAGCGTACACATGAAAGCGCTCGATTGGGACGCGATGCGCTGGCCAGACGGCAAGCCTATCCCGCCCGCCGACCGTGAGGCGGTGCTTCGTCAGGTGTACGAAACGCTCACGACAGACGGTGCGGCGAAGATAGACCCAACGAAGTTTCGTGGGCGCGGGCGCGCTGTCGGCAACATGCTTGAGAACCATCGGTTCTTGCACTACAAGGACGCGCAGTCGTGGTTGGACGTACACACGGAGTTTGGTGACGGCAACGTGTTCGATACGTTCGTCAGGCATATCGAGGAAATGTCTCACCGCATCGCGCTTGTCGAGACGTTCGGCCCTAACCCCGAAATGACGGCGCTCAACATCGGCAGCATCGTACGCAAGCGCGCGGGCGAGCTAGGCGCAAAGGAACTGCGCGACGCCGAAGCCGTCATGAAGAACAAGTTCGATCCGATGTTCGAGACGGTCATGCGCCAAAATCCGATGGACCCGGAAAGCATGAGCGGCAACCTGATCGTCGGTGCGGCGAATATCCTTACGTCAGCACAGCTTGGTTCGGCGTCGTTCTTGGCCATACCGGGCGACTTCATGCAGACCGCAGCCGTACGTGCGTTGAACAACATGGGGCTGTTTGACGGCGTGGGCTTCTACGTCAAGTCGCTGGCAAGCGACCCGAAGTTCATGCGCCAGATCGCAACGCAATCTGGTTTCGTCATGGACGAAGTGGTCATGTCCACGTACTCGGCTACCCGCTTTACAGGGCTGGCGACGCACGGCCCGGCTGTGACACGTCGTATCAGCGAAGCAACAATGCGCCTGTCCCTGCTTAGCGGCCACACACGCGCTGCCCGGTGGGCTACGCAGGCAGAGTTTATGGGGCTGATGAACCGTATGCGCGACACCGCGTACGAAGACCTACCCTTCCAGCGCGTGATGGAACGGTACAGCATCACGAAGGACGAGTGGGATGCGCTGCGTCAGAACGTCGGTACATGGAACCCGCGTAAAGACGTGTCGTTTATGCGTCCTATCGACGTACTGCGAACCAACGTACCGAACAAGCAACTTCTGTACAGGAAGTTCCAAGGCATGATTATGGAAGAAAGCCGACGCATGGTGCCGGAAGCAACCATCGAAGCGGCTACCATGATGAAAGGTACGACACGTCCCGACACGCTGCCCGGCGCGCTGTTGCACAGCTTCTCCATGTACAAGAACTTCCCTGTGTCGTTCGCTATGATATACGGACGGCTCGGCATGACGGCACGTACAGTCAAGGGGCGGCTTGCGTTCTACGCGGGGCTTGGCGCGGGCATGACGATGGTGGGCGCGCTCGGCACACAAATGCGCGAGATATCCCGTGGCCGCGACCCCTTGCCGATGGATAACGCCGCGTTTATAGGTAAGGCGTTCCTGTCTGGCGGCGCGCTGTCCATATGGGGCGACTTCCTGTTCAACGGGATCAACGAGTACGGTTCCGGGCCGCAGGATGTGGCGGCTGGTCCGATCATTGGCTTTCTCGGTGACACGACGGACCTGTTGCTTGGCGACGTGTTCCAATGGGCTGACACAATCGGTACGTTGGGTGATGGCTTTGAAAGTCAGACGGCAGCTAAGGCCGTCGAGTGGGCGCGTAGGTACACGCCCGGCGCGTCTATCTGGTGGGCGCGTCTGGCATTGGAGCGACAGGTGTTCGACCGGCTACAGAACATTGCCGATCCGAACGCATACCAGAAGCGGCGGCAGCGTACGCAAAAGCAGCTACGTGATCGCGGACAGACAAACTGGTGGGCACCGGGGCAAGGCACGCCCGACCGTCTGCCGCAGGTTCTATAGGAGACAATGACAAATGGCCATTGCTGTTGAGACTGTTGCCGTACGTGTCCTTAACGTACAGACTGGTGTTGGGATACCAGTCAACATGCCGTTGTTTGCGGCGGGCGAAGCGTTCGTCTACTACGGAAAGGCGTCACTGCTTGCCGAGTACAACGTAGACTATACCGTCACGCTCGACGCGCCGAACTTCAACACGTTCATCATCACACCTCTTGCGTCGTTACTGACGAAGATCAATGGTCTTATCAACGACGATCCGTCCGAGACGAACTATGTGACGATCCGACGTACGCTCGACAACACGACCGAAGCAACGTCGGCTGGTGTACGACACACGCCCTTTACGGCGCGCGAGTTTGAACGCACGATCATGCGGTTCCAGCAGATCACGGAACGCCTTAACCGTGCGCTGGTGCTGTCACCGAACTTCGTGGGCGACGAGAGCCTGCTTGAGCTTCAAGAGGTACTGCCGAACCGTACGCTGCAAACCGACATGTCGGGTACGCGTATCGTTCCCGGCCCAACTGCGGACGAAGTGGCCGACGCACAGGGCTACGCGGAAGCCGCACAGACTGCGCAAGGACTGGCGGAAACAGCACAGGGTCTTTCCGAAGACGCGAGAGACGCATCGGTCCTAGCGCGCAATGCGTCCATAGCGGCGCAAGGCTTGGCCGAGACGGCACGCGACGCCGCGCAAGGGTATGCAGGCGACGCGTTCGGTAGCGCGGGTGCCGCCGCCACGGCTCAAGGCTTGTCGGAAGATGCGCGCGATGCGTCGATTGTCGCACAAGGGCTTTCCGAGGACGCCAGAGACGCCGCTGTCATCGCGCAGGGATTGGCGGAAGACGCACGGGACGAGGCGGTCAACAGGCTTGAGAACGCGGCGGGCGCTGTCCGGCACGACGTTGTACAGACCATCACGGACGGCGCAAAGCTACAGGCACGCGTCAACGTACATGCCGCGAACCGTCTGACGGAAAGCGGCTTCCTGTACAAAGCGGCTAAGCGCGCCTGCCTTCTCGACCGCACCGGCAACGGCACGCTGTCCATTAAGGCCGGGACCATCGTTGAGGTTGACGGCAACATCTTCAACTACGCCAGCGCGGAAGCCATCACCATGCCGACGCTGGCGGCAGGCGATGACGTGGCCGTATGGATACGTCCTGACGGTCAGCCCGTGGCGACGCTCGACCATGTATCGCCACCAGTCGCCAACTCCCGCATGATCGGGGGCGGTCACTACGCACCGGGCGGCAACGCCGCAGCACAGGCGGGCGGCAACACGACCGCGCAGTTCAATCCGTACTCGTTGTGGGACGAGAAGTTCCGGCCCGTGTGTCTCGACCCGCGCGGCATGTCGCTGATCGCTGACGAGTTTTGGTGCGACATTTATCTGCTTGGCGTTGACCACCATATCAACGGCACGTCGCGCTACAACGTCACGATTGCAGACGGATCGTCACCGCCGAAGATACCGACACTGTTCGGCGGCAACGGCTCGACGGCGTACGGTTCCCTGACGTGGTGGGAAGCGGCGGAAGTCATGAAGTCGCACGCCAAGCAGTTGCTCGACTACGCCGAGTTTGCTGCGGCCATGTACGGCACGACGGAAGCAACAAGCGGCGGGACCGATCCGGTATCGACAATCCTGCGTCAAGCATACACGTCCAAGTGGGGTATCATGTTGGCCACGGGTAACTTGTGGGTGTGGGGCCGTGACTTCGGTGGCGACCATGCAGCCGCGTCTTACGCCGCGAACACAGGCGGTCGAGGCTCTACGTACACGTTGTCCAACGTCGCGCGATTTGGCGGGTATTGGGGCGCTGAGGCGTACTCCGGTTCGCGTGCGTCGCGTTGGTCCGCTTTGCCCTCGTCCTCGCTTTTCGACATTTCGGCGCGTGGGCGCAGTGACCACCTGATCCTTGTTTAGCACACTCGAAAGAGTGTGCGTTATACGACAGTTACGCGCGATGGATATTGAACAAGACAAAAGCCTCAATCGACAGCTAGCAATAGTCGAGCGCTACGAACGGTTTGTAAACTACGTGTACCCGATCTTACAAAACGCGCCACGCCAGCACGGCGTTGTACGGGACGAAGTTATAAGAGCGGTGTTCGCGCAAGTCGAACTGTTCATCGTAGCGGGTAAGTCTGGACAGCCTTCGCGTCTCTATTCCGCAGACGCTAACCTAGCGCTACTGCGGTTCTGGTTGCGTTTCATCGTACAGCCTAACGTCAAGATACTCACGCCTAACCAACACAGAGTAGCATTAGAACACCTTACAGAAACGGGCGCGATGTTAGGAGCATGGATACGTACAGTGAGACACAAAGGTTGAAAGGGGCAACAGCCGCGCATCGCGCTATTTGGCGGGAATTGGGACAATGAGGCGAACTCCGGTTCGCGTGCGTCGAATTGGAACAATTTGCCCTCGAACTCGAATAACAACATTTCGGCGCGTGGGCGCAGTGACTATTAGTCTTCGCGCTCCGTACTGGTTACGGCCATACGGGCAGACCGTACTTTATAGTGGTCAGCCTTTTCAACCTGCTTCGGCGAATACACTAAGGGGTCCAGTACAGCGGGGAGTAGGCTAGGCCGAAACCCGCGACTGGCAACGGGGGGCTATGGGGAAGAAGTACAAGCGGCTGATCGAACAGATCACGTCACCAGAGAACATGCGTAACGCATACAGGTTGACGGCTAAGGGTAGGAGGTACACACCGGGCTATCTACAGTTCAAGGAATATGCGGAAGTCAATCTAGCGGTATTGGCCGACGAGCTTCTAAACGGAACCTACGTGTCTGGCCCTGTACACCAGTTCCACGTATACGAACCAAAGCCTCGCCTCATTTCAGCGCTGCCGTTTCGTGACCGCGTAGCACAACACGCCGTCTACGGCATACTCAATCCGATCTTCGATAGCACGTTACTTCCTCGCACCTTCGCATGTCGTAAAGGCAAGGGTACGCACGAAGGTGTTAAGGCTCTACAGTCTGACTTGAGACGGCTAGGCCAACCGATGTACTTCTTGAAGACGGATTACTCAAAGTTCTTTCCGTCGATCCGGCGTGACGTTCTACACAGAATGATACGTAAGAAGATAACGTGTCACGGTACGATGCGTGTACTAGAAGCCATGATCGAACCGAAAGGCGTCGGGCTACCAATCGGCAGTCTCACGTCACAACTATTCGCCAACGTGTACGGCGGTGCAGTAGACCGTTACATTCATACAGAACTAGGTATGCGCTACTGGTATCGGTACATGGACGACGTTGTGATCCTACACAGAGACGTGGCGTTACTGCACGACTTGCGTAAACGCATAGAGGACTTCTCGGAACGCGAGCTAGGGCTGCGGTTTTCCAAGTGGTCCATAGCGCCCGTGTCGCGGGGCATCAACTTCCTTGGCTACAGGATATGGGCGTCTCACAAGCTGTTGCGCAAGCAGAGTATCGTGCGGGCTAAGCGCGCTGTACAAGCAATGCGTAGACAAAACCGCCTTGATGATTTAAGACGGTTCGCAGCTTCGTGGGGCGGTCACGCCATGTGGGCCGATGCTCACCGGCTCCTACTCACTCTTGGCTTAGAGGACTGGCAAATGAAAGTCATCAACACCCTGTCTGATCTTGAGGCCATACGCGGCACGCCGGACTTTACGGAAGCCGTGCAGCGTCTCGCCGGATCACTCACGCGGACGACGGACGTGGCCGAATACCCACCGGAGTACAACACTCCCGAATACGACGGACCTACCATCGACCCCGACTGGCAGGAAGTCGAAGACCTTGCGACCGTCGAGCGCTTCGGCGTGACAAAGCAATGGGTGCTGGACGAACTGTCCAACTTGCAGGAGGCATAATCGTGCGACTGACATACGATCTTATCAAGCGTATCGCACGCGGTACGCCCGACGTGTCCAACACGAACAGCTTCCTTGTCGCGTACGAGAAGTACGGCAAGCAGTTCGGCCTCGACCAGCCGCATCGCATCGGGCAGTTGCTTCCGCAGCTTATGCACGAAAGCGCCGAGTTTCGGTACGACCGTGAAGTGTGGGGTCCGACGCCAGCACAGCAGCGCTATGACACGCGTACCGACTTGGGCAACACGCCCGAACGGGACGGCGACGGCGAATTGTACAAGGGCCGCTCGCCTATTCAGGTGACAGGCAAGGCGAACTACACGGAGTTTACCGCGTGGTGTCGGAAGAACATTTCGGCCAGCGCTCCTGACTTCGTGCGCCAGCCCGACCTTATCAACACCGATCCGTGGGAAGGACTGGCGGTCTTCTGGTACTGGTCCACGCGCAACCTCAATCGGTATGCCGATCAAGGCGATATCGAAATGGTCACGCGCCGGATCAACGGTGGCCTCAACGGGTACGCCGACCGACTTGTGCTGTACACCCGTACCGCACTGGTCCTGCTTGGCTACGGCCCGACCGACGTGCGCCGTTTTCAGGAAGTGGCGAAGCGAGACGGAACGTACACCGGCACGGTTGACGGGCTGGACGGCCCGCGCACACGTAGCGCCCTGCACAAGACACTCGTACGTCTCGTCCCGCAGTCGCAGCGCGCACCGGAAGTCAGCAGCGCTCCCGTTGTCTCGACCGAAGCGGCGGTGCCTGCGCAGATCGACAAGCCTGTCACCCGCACGTCGGGCTTTTGGGAACGCATCGGGCAGCTTGTCGGTTTGGGTGGCATCGGCGGTGCGGCGACGCTGTTGCAGGACTGGCGTGTTGTCCTCGCCATCACGGGCGCGCTGATCGTCCTTGTCGTCATCGGCCTTCTCTTGCACAAGCGCCTCATTGACGCGGGCAAGAGCATCAAGTCCGCGTTGAGGGGCAACACATGAGCTACCTCAAGCTCGCCGCCATCGCGGCCATTGCCATAAGCCTCTTGTCCGTGACGTACGTTGTGTACCATCACGGACAAGAGGCAGAACGTCAACGAGTGGAAAGGGAGAACACCGATGCAGCCGGACAGGCTAATGAAGCTGCTATGTCTTGGCGTGATTGTAATGAGCGTAGCGGCGTGTACCACTTCGACACCGGCAAGTGTGTCTGGTCTTCGACAGGCAGTCGGTAATACCATCCCCGGAACGCAGGGCAACACGCTTCGGGACCAAGACAGAATTGACGAACATGTTGCGCGGGCTTGCGCGGCGGGGGTGTATACTAAGAGCGAGTGTCAGCGGCACACTGACGCAAGCTCGCAAAGGCGGGGCGAACTGTAGGGACATGGCAGCGATGGACGAAGTACATGTCACGTTGATCCTTTCCAAGTTTGACGAGATAAGTCGTCAGCTATCGGAGGATCGTCGGGACAGCGCCGAGAGTAGACGGCGCACGTACGAGAAGCTAGACAGCACGAACGCCAGTATCACCGCGCTGGACAATCGTGTTGACGGCTTGGAGAAATCCATCAACACTATGTCGCCAACCGTGGCCGAGTTTCTGGAATACAAGTCACAGGTACGCGGGGCGGGCCGTCTAGGCAAAGGCTTGTGGTGGCTAGGCGGCTTCATACTTGGTGCCGCCGTCGCCCTCGTCAACGGCTGGAACTGGATACTGTCTCTGTTGGGGCGCTGACACGCGTACGCAACAAGTCAGCTACGTCGAACTTAACATCGTGTAGCCGCTTGTGCGTACGCTTCTTCCCCACGTCTTCTTCCTGAAAGCGTTGTACGAGTTGTCTGAACGCTTCGTCTAGCTGTTCGGCCTTGAAGGCGTCCGGCTGTCCGGCCTCGATCATCACCAGATCGTAGAGGATCGCGCCGCGCCGGGCACGCCGGTTGTTGAACGCCTGTCGGCATGGCGCGCCGCAGAAGTCCGCGCTATACTGGCGGGGTTTGAAGCTGCCGCCGCACTCCATACATGCTTTCATTCTTACCGGCCCTCCTGCGGCCTTCTAGTCGTGTCGTCTAAACGCTTCGATCGCACAGTTTGAACGTCACGTCAAGCTCATGGCTTTACGCATAGACGGCGTGAGTACGCCACCATCGAACGGCACTCCGTAGACTTCGGTGCAGCCGGTGGCCGTCAGGACGTTTATGATGTGTCGGGCGGTAGGCTCATTGTACGCTTCGGCTATGAGAACGCACGGGCTTAGCATCGAACCGTTCTCATTCTGACCGCACACAAACAGGCAGTGCGGGTAGCTCGGTATATGAGCGTGAACATAATACATCATCGTAGCACCACCAGTACGTCCTTGCTTCCTTCGGGGCGGATGACCTGTAGCGTCTTACCGCGTGTCTCGACAGGCGAGGCAAACGACCCTTCAAGGCGTTGCCGTATGTCCTTGTCCGTCTTGTTAGCGTATATCGGTTCGTTCGCTTTGACAACAGCGATGGCTTGCGGCATCGTCATGGACCCTACGCCACTCGCTTCCATGTTGCTTATCAACACTTCGGCCAACCGCATCCGCAGATTGTTGGTGTTTGGTTGTAGGTTCGTCAAGCGCAGCACACCGACGATATCATTAGACGGTATCTTGACGCCTTCCTTGTGGAACCATAGCGGCTTCTCGCTCGCTAGGGTGTACTGCATCTTGGCGTCGTCTAGGCGCACCCATGCGTTGCGCTCGCCGTCCTGCATCCCGTAGTCTTCGCAGTCCTGTTGCGAAGCGTTAAGCAGGGTGAAAGCGATACGTGCTTTGTACACGATACCCGAAGCGCCACGGCTGATATCCATGTTGCCGATACGGTCTTCCTGCCTAGACCCGCCAGCCTTGACAGTGTGGTGGGCAACCAGTGTAGCGACGTTGGCCTCACGGGCGACGCGCTTCATCACCTTCATGACCGCGTTCATCTTGGGGTTGTCGCCTTCGTCAACTTCGTGCATGTCTACCAGCGGATCGTACGCCGTGATACCCACGTCAGGATCGGACGCCAGTTCGATTAGCTGTCGTACCATTTCGTCGTTAATGATGGCACGGCTTCCCTGTTCGGATACCAGTCGTAGGTCTACGTCTTCCGCCGACAGAAGCATGACGCTGTTCTTGACTTCCTGATAGTCAATCCCGTACAGATCGCACACGGCGTAGAGGCGGCGCGACTGTTCCATCCTGTCGTCTTCGCCGTTGTACACGATGCTCTTGCATTTAGTGTGGCACTTGTACGGGCCGAAGTCCTTGCCTACCGCCATGTGTGCGACGATGGCGAGAATAAGTGACGACTTACCCGCGCTGCCCGGCGCGAGGATAAGCGTCAGTTCGTGTAGCATAAGCATACGGTCCAGCATCCACGGGCGTGGCGACATGGCGAGGGGATCGAGCGCGTTGCCGAACGTGATGGACGACGCAGCGAAGATAGAAGGGGGCGGGCTGACGGCAGGGACAGCCGAGAACAGCATTTCGGGGTCCAGCCTGCCAACGTCAGCGGTCCCGTAGTGAGCGGCGTTCTCGACCTTCTGTAGCAACTCGTCTAAATGCCACGGCGGCGCGCACCTGTCGTTCCAGTGGTCGCGCATAAGTTCAAAGGCTGTCTCGACGGACAGCGACATTTCACGTACGAGACGCGCCGCCGTTACGAATGTGGTTTCGTCGCCCCTCGCCCCCTCGACGGCCACGGGCGCTGTCTCAAGGTAGCGGATAGCAGCTTGGATATTTGCGTCGGTATCGTTGGCCGCAAAGTCACCGGACTTACGCGTGTATGGGGCGCGTAGCAGCCGCTCGATTGTAAACGGTATCCATTCCGGCGTACGGTCATAGACTATCTCATAAGTGTTGCCGTTGATTGACGAACCGGGAGCCAGCACGTACCCGTGATTAGACCGTACGTCCACGTCACCCGCAATAGGTGCGTTCGCACTATTCGGTCCCTCGAAATAGCAATGGAAACCGCCAGATGGTGTACGGACGACAAGTGTTTCATACGAGCCGCCAAGCTGCATGTACGAGTTGTGCCCATCCTTCCCGTCCTTTACGTCCACGTCGATGACGATGCGGTCAGTGCAGTCTACACCTATGTTGTAGTCTTTCTCTACGCCGAGAACCGGATCGGTCCACATGCGACGTATAGTATCCGTGTCCGTCGTGGCGATATCGTACCACGACGTTCCTTCGTATAATGGTTCTTTGCCGTCTGGCACGCAAGGGAAGACCGGAAACCCACGTCCCGCCCAAGCAAGCGCCGCTTGTAGCTTGCTCATGGGTACGTCAGTCTCTAAAGTTCTTCGTGTCCAGCCTATAGGTTCGCTTCAAGTCGCCGGGCACGATGCGCCCGCGCTTGAGCTTGACGTTGATACGAGCGAACAGCGGTCCCATCTTCTGTTGCATGTCCCGCGACGAGACAAACAGGTCAGGTTCATACGCTTCGTCGTACAGCATCTTGAGCGGTACGTCGGTGTTCGGTCTGGCATCTAGCAGATTGAATACCCGCTGTTGTAGTTCTGTCAGCTTATTTGACATAGCGTACGTCTTCCCATGCCCCAACAGCGACAGGTAGCCCCGTCGCCCATTCCGGTAGTCTCGACATGACTTCCCCGAAATGACCCTCGTTCAAGTCCTGACGGTATGCGTCAGGCTCGCTAAGTATTTCATCGTGTACTGTCAAGACAACGGGATAGCCCGCTGCCTCTACGTTGAACATCGCAAAGATAAGAAGATCGGCGGCGACGGCCTGCACGATGTTCTCACACTGGTGCCCACCATACAGTGATTGTTTCTTCCACCGTTTTGTTAGGCTGTCAACTCCCCAATACGTTACCTTACGCCTCACACGCGTACGTTCTTCACCCGTAGTCTTGTCCGTGTACGGTACAAGTTCCTCGACTACTTCTGGATTGGAGTAGCACAACATGCGACCGGACGGCAGGATACACCACAAACACCGCTGGTCCGAGTAGTACGATACACGACCGCCGCCACAGTACACGACGTTGCCCGGTGCGGCCACGGCTTCGATAGCGGCGTCCTGATAGTCCCACCACGACTGTACCACCTGTGCGTTGGCCGCACGCCAGTTGTCTACGAGTACCTGTAGCGCCGTCCACTCACGGGCGAACAGGCCGTACTTGTTCGTGCCCTTCTGATGGTAGCGCCATTCTGTACGGTCCCACTGATCGGACGGAGTAGCATCGAACACGGGCTTGGACAGATCGAACGGGTTGACGCCGTACGTTGCGCCCATTGTCAGGTACGCACCGACAGCACCTTGATACCCTAGCGCCAGTTCTTGCACCTTGCCTATCTGTCGCTTCTGTCCCTTGCCAACGCTTTCGACAGGTACACCGAACGACCGTGCGTACGCCAGCTTGTACAAGTCTTCACCTGTCCTAGCGTCGAAGTCACGGAACGCCTGTATCTTCCACGCCTCACCCGCCAGCCATGCGTTGACGCGGCCTTCGATGTTCGAGAAGTCACCGCCGACGAACTTCTTACCCGTGGCCGCAACGATCATGGAGCGCAGCGCCTTGGACAAAAGGTCCAGCGGTTCGAGCGGACCATGCACGACAGTGATTAGTTCGTACACGTCCTTGGTGTTGAGCGTGCTGTTAAGCAATTCGTGCAGCCATCGTATCTTTTCCTGCAAGAACTTGTCGTCAGGATCGACACGCGGGAAGTTCTGCGGCTGAACAAGACGGCCAGCCCAACGCCCGGTCGAAGCGCCGTGCCAGTTGAGCAAGCCCCGGATACGATTGTCGTTCGAGACGCAGTGCTGCATCGCACGGTACTTCGCCGTGCTTGTCTTCCACGCTGCCTGTCGCAGCTTGATAACCTGTTGTGCCGTGTCATCGCTGCGCAGCCCGGCGAGGAACACAACGTCTTCGACTTCGCCTTTCGCCAGCGATGTACACTCAACGCCACGTTCGTTAAGCCATGCGATGATCTTTGCGTCGTTGCTGCACTTCGGCACAGCACGCGTAGTCATTTCACGCATGACGCTATCGTTGCGCTTCTTGGCGTACTCGACTAGCTGTGCGCTACGCTCGACGGCATGTATGTCGATAGCGATACCGCGCTCATTGATAAGCTGGTCGAACTCCCATATCTGGCGCTGGTAGTCGGATAGCTGCGGGAGGTTCTTGTCGGCGTCAGCTTCGGTACGCACGTCTTGGTCCGCGTACTCCATGAGCTTATCAACGTTGTCGCCGTCATCCCACCACGTAATGCTGCCGTCTTCGTTGTGGCGGCGGGGCTTGGCCATCTTCATCATAAGATTGTGGCCCGCCATGTCCTTGCGGAAGTTCTGGCCGAGCGCCGTGCCTAGCATGTCCAGCCCTTGAGGCAGGGCGACAGCGGCGGCGCGAGCCATCGTGCAGTCTTGTTGCTGTATCGTCATGCGTGGCCAGTGCGGGCAGATACGCGCAACGACTACGTTGTTCCATATGGTGCGCTCGAACGCTGCGTTGTGTATGACGATGCGCCCGCCGTTCCGTACATGCTCAAGCAGCAAGGCAGGATCGGGGTAGCCCGGCCTCCACTGGTACACGTTCGGATCATGCTCAAACCAATACGAGAAACCCCACGGCCATGTGCTAGGGTCTTCGGCGTAGCGGAACACGCCGGACTTCTTCAAGTCCGTTGCGCTTCGCGTCTCGAAGTCCAGATGCACAACAAGAGCCGTGGGGTTATCCATATCAATCCTCGCCTACGATCCAGTCGTCGGCAAGCATGTCGGTCTGCGAAGCAAGCCAGCCGGTTACAGTCGTGCCGTCAGCGGCGTGCAGGCAAAGGCAGGGCATACGGGTAGCCGTGCCCGTGTCGCCCGCCTCGAACAAGTCGTGGTCCATGCCGGAAGGGTACGCGTTCGCCGTGTCGTGCGAACCTTTCTGCAAGAACACGAACATGTTCTTACCGTTCCATCCGGTACGCTTGGCGGTATGTCCTTTCTTCAACGCAAGGATAGCGTCTGCGAAACCATACATGGTGTTCTCTCCTAGTTGACGGGAAGGTGGGCCGGTTCGCACGGCCCTTGCGGCTTACCCCGCATGGCGTACTCGGTCAGTTCATGAACGAGTAGTCGTCATCCCCGCCCGGCGCGGCAGGCTGTGCGGGCTGCACAGGCTGACCGGGCATCTGCGGCGGGGTGTACGTCGTCTGCGGAATGGCAGGAGCGGCGGCAGGCTGTGCCGGTGCGCCACCATAGCCCGCAGGCATACCGGGCGTCCCTGCGGCGGGCTGGCCACCCTGCGGCATCCGTGACATGTCGGGCCGGGAGATAGGAGCCGACACGCTGACGCCTTGGAACGTCTTCGTCGGATCGGGAGCGCCGCCACCGAACTTCGTGTCGTCACCGATAATCATGACCGACTGCAAACCGAACGCCACGCCCTTCTTGCGGGGGTCTTTGAAGGGGTACGCTGCGATTGCGCAGATCGCCCACACGCCGGGGTACACCTTGCTCCGGTCCACGATAGGGTTGTAACGTGTGTCCACAAGCGGCGGCTTGTACTTCGACGTACACGACATGAAGACGCAGCCGGGCGTGAAGCCGCCGAACTTGATCTTCTCTGCCTGATCGCGGAACGGGCTGTACAGGCCGTAATACTGTTGCGACTGTGCGTCCCAATGGTCCGCGAACTCGCGCGCGCAGATGGCGTAGTATTCTTGATGCAGCAGGGAGAAGTCGGCATACGGCGTGAACAGCAGCGATGCGCCGAACTTCGGGTTAGGCATCTGTTGCGTCGCCTGCGGCAACTCGAACAGGTTGTCGAAGGCCAGTCGCACAGGGCCGGTAAGGAAATCGTTGGTCTGGTTGCCGTCCTTGTCCAACACGCGCTGGATAGGTACGGCCTGTGCTGTCTGGTGTATCCACTGGTCGCCAACGATGCTGTCTCTTACGCAGGTAGTGGTCATTTTGTTTCTGTCTCCTGTGAGGGTGTAGGTGCTGGTAGAGCCGCGCTAATCTGTCCAAATGCTGTGACTGCTCTGTTTACTGGTGGGCGCGGATCATCGTCATCGACAACCGTGAGGTTGCCGGATGATTGTTTGAGCGTCAGGAAGGCAAACGCCTGTCGTGCTTCTTCCGCAGCCTTGTTCTTACGGCCACGTCCTGCCCGACGCTTGAACGCTTCGACTACTAGCTTCTCTGCGTTCGTAATGGGGATAAGTTTCTTCTCGAACACGTCGTCAAGCGGTACGTCAGCGAGCGACGCTATCTTCTGCGACACTTCGTCCACGTCGCCGTACCATGTGCGGCGCGCGTGTACCTCTACGAGCTTCTTGCCCGGTACGTGGTATCCGTTCTTGATAAGCGTCTCAATCTGTGTGTCCACGTCGTCAAGGAACTTGCGGAGCATAGGGGCGTGCAGCGATATGTATGCCAGCCTGTCAATGTCGAGCGTGGCCGCAACGGGCAGATCGGGTTTACGAATGTCGGGGATCGTCTTGAACTGGTCGCCCACTGCCTTGACGGCCAACGCCTCGCGGGCCGGGCAGACAGTGCGTGCGTCACAGAAGCGGCAGTGATCCGTCGTCTTACCGCCGTCGTCTGGTACGAGCGGCGCGTTCGGCTTCATGTTCTCCGCAATGTGATCGTCAAGATCAAGCAGATCGCAGTACAGTTCGGCGGGCGTCGTCTCGTACTCACGGATAGCGCCGTCAGGGTGGAACGCTCGCGGCTGCATGATCGTCATGACAACCGTGTCAACGTCGTCGGGGTTGACGACAGGATCGTCCTCGAACAGCACGCCATTAGCGTACTGCATAATCTGTGTGTTGCCAATGACGGCTTTCGTTATACCAGCGCCATGCTTGTAGTCCATGACGTACAGCAGTCGCTTCGATGGTATGTATATGATTACGTCGCAGTACCCGCCCGCCTCTCCCGGCGCGCTTTCAATGGGTGGGTTGACGAAGCGCTCGACAAACAGTTGAGCGTCTTCGTGTTCGTCCATTATCGCATAGATATGGTTGAGTGCGACTTGGATGGAGTAGTAGAAGAAGTTGTTGACCGTGTTAAGGTCTTCCATACACAGAGAACTGTACTCCCTGTGCGCTTCCATTGCGCGTCGTACGCCGTTCTCTAGCGCAACCTGTAGTATCTCGTGCGCCTTGGTTCCCTCTAGCGCGTATTCGCTTGAGGGCATGGCGGGCACGCGTGCGAGCAAGTTGGTGCTGCCGTAGCACACACGAAAGCGCTCCGACTGTGACGGCGAGAACCGACGATGTTCGCGTTGTGCGTGCCCGCTCATGGTACGCTCCCTTAGACCTGAAACTGTGCGTACAGTGCGGCGTACTGCTCCGGGGGCACGTCGCTGATCTTGGTGTACCCGTACTCCGCGAACTTCGCCTTGGTGGCCTTGGGGCCGTGTGTCTTGGCGTAGTTCTGGACCTGTGCCGCAAAGGTCGCTTGGTCCACGCCACCAACAGCCGCAGGAGCGGGCGCTGTAGGAGCCGGTGCGGCAGGCATAGGGGCAGCGGCAGGCGCGGCGGGAGCGGGCGCAGGGGCCGTAGCTGGTGCTGCCGGGGCGACAGGTGCCGGTGCTGGCGCGGGAGCCGCCACGGGGGCTGCGGGCGCTGGCGTATGGACGGCTCCGGTGTTACCGGCGAGCATGTTGAGCAACCCAAGCGCGTTCTGGACATGCTGCGGATTGGTCAGGTCGATTTTCAGTTCCATTGGTTTCTCCTATCGAGGCCGTAAACAAGTTATCGTTTATCGCCAGACAGACGCGGTGTCAAGCGGTGCGGCAGTCATTGCGTGGCCTTCAATCTCCGCAATGCTCGCCGTCTTCTGTGCGACGATCCGATTGACCGTCTCGTCAAATGAACTCGCCAGTGTGATGAAGCGGGCGTGTACGTCCTGTTTCTGCCCGTAGCGGTGGACACGCTTGATCGCCTGCGCATTGCCAGCGGGGGACCAGTCGCTTTCGAGCATATCAATCTCATTGCTTTCCGTCAGCGTCAAGCCCACACCGGCCACCTTCACGTTGCCGACGAACACATGGCAGTCAGGATCGTTCATGAACTGGTGTACGGCTTCCTGTCGTTTCGTCTCTGGCGTGTCGCCGTAAGCCAAGACGACGTTGTACCCGTACTTGCGCAGATAGGACGCGACGTACAGCAGCGGTTCCGTATGAACGCAGAAGACGACACGCTTGCCCGCCCCGCCGTCCAGTTCGAGCTTGAGCATCTGCGCATAGGATACAGCCTTGGCCTTGCCGATCAAGCGGCGCACCGTCGCAATGTGTGCGGCGTCCAGTACGCTAATGTCGTCGTTCTCGATTGCGTAGATGATCGTTTCTTCAAGGTGAGGGTAGCCCGCTAAGGCTTCCTCGATTTCGATGGTGTTACCTTCGATCAGAACTTCCTTCAACCATATGGGCGGAAGCTCCATTCCTACGTCTTTGTGCGTCCTGCGTATGGCGTTGTTGCCGATCAGCTTGCGCAACACGTCTACCATTTCAGGCTTCGGTGCGTGGCGCGCGCCGTACGTCGTGACACGCTTCTCAAAGAAGCACTTGACGAACTCATTGCTGTCTAGGTCGATAGCCTTGGCGAAGCGAAGGAACGTGTATATGTCCAGCGGATCGTTCGACATGGGCGTACCTGTGACGTGCCACGCATGTTCCGCCCACTGTACAAGACTGTCCTCGCCGCTCGCTTCAAGCCCTAGCAGCGCGCGTGTCCGTTGCGCGTTGGCGTTCTTGAGGTAGTGTGCTTCGTCAAACGCAATAAAGTCTATGAACTCGCCTGACTTGGCGAACTCTGTTGACCACTTCGTCGCCTGTTCGTACGAGGTTATCAGCACGTCGAAGCGGCCACGGGACCAAGCAACGAAGTCATGTATGTTGCGCCCCTTGCACAGCCGCAGATCGTACGTCGAGAACTTCTTGAACTCTTTAATCCAGTTCTCGCGCAGCATGGCGGGACACACGATGATGCCGCGCTCGCCTAGCGTACGGTTGATCGCGCCGATTGTCGTGGCCGTCTTGCCGATGCCCATTTCGTCGTGCAGCCCGAAGCGGTCACGATCAGCCATAAGGTCAGCGGCGTAGGACTGATATTCAAATAGGGGTAGCGTCATTCTGGTTTCCATCTGCGTATAAGCCCTGCCAAGCAGCTTCCTAGCAGATGTTTCGGCAAGTTGTTCTCGTACATCATTGTCCAGTCGTGATCTAGGTACGATCCTATGTCACCTTGCCACGTGTGCCCGTCGCGGTGTACGTGAACGACTAGACAGTTCCGCCCACCGGCCAGCGTCATCGCTGCATGTAACTCCGGGGCGAAGCGGCAGTCTGGCACGATCAGCGTGATAGGCTTCTTCGCCGTGACGATCAGCCCGGCAGCGACGCGCAACCACATGTCAGAGAACACGTTAGCGCCAGCTTCGACGCGTCGCCGGTTCCCATGCTCGATGTACAACTGGCGAGGCGTCTTGCCGCCTAACGCCAGCATGGGCGTGTCCTTGTTTGCTTCAAAGTGTTCGTATGCCTGCTCGATATCGCCGTCGTACGGCTCCGTAAAGCCGGGGTAGCTGACCGTCGCTATGGCTTCCATCTTCATCGGCTTGGCGATTGAAAGCACTTGCGCGGGGTACAGCGCTGCGTACTGTTTGGTGATTTCGTCCTTGCCTACGCCTCGCGGGCCGTTCATAAGCACTACGCGTAGCATAGGTCACGGCCCTTGTCTGTCGTGGTGTAGGGGAGCGGTCTTTCGCTGCGGAGTATCTTGACAAGGCCGCGATGGTGCAGCCGCGCCACGCGATTGACTTCGCCGGGAACCATGACCGTGGCCACTCTACCGTCGCCGTCAATCAGGAGGGCGCGCTGCTTGTCTGACAGGATGCGTTGGCTCATACCGGCCACACGCCCGGCTTCGGCTTCCATGCCCGCGACGTGGCGAGGTTGGCGCAAGCCCCCATGCGGTACTCAAGCTGTTCCATGAACTCGACACGCCGTTCGACTGGCACGTCCGCTATGTCGTCGGTGCCGCCTGTGAACGACCGTACGAGTTTCTGACTAGCGGTCGAGCCGCCCGTGTTGTCAGCGTACTCCATACTGTCGTACTGGTCTAGCAGCGATGGTACGCCTGCCCATTCCATGTCACGCCCCCGTGTCCGCTTTCTTGTATGCCAGCTTCAACTCTACGTCATTCGCCTTCAAAGGGTCAAGCGTGTGCAGCACGAAGTCAGCGCCGAACTTGGCGAGCATCGCGGCTTCCGCCCGGTCAACCTTCTTGCCGCCGCGCTCGCCCCGGAAATTGTGCCTGTCATGCGGGAACAGTTCGTCGGCGCGGGCGATGATGGCGCTATCATCTGCGGCCTGCTTGCCCGGCACGTTCATGACCTTTTTCCACGACGCAGGCGGCACGGTTTCAATGACGATGCGGCTGTACAGCGCCGCCATGTAGATCAGCCCGACGCCGTAGCCGAACACGAAGCCTGCCGCCGCCCCTTGGCCTGTGCGCCCGCCAACGGCCTCCATGACGACTAGCTCGACGCCCATCATTTCGTACACGTCGAACATGTCGGCCAAGGCAAGGGCGTCAACACGCTTGCGTTTGCGCTTGCCGACAGCTTGGAACCACACGGGCATGTCTTCGACGCTGACAAGGCGGCGCGTCTCTGTACAGTACACGGCGAACGCGCCAGTGCCGCCGGGGTCTACGCCTAGAACAAGTGTCAATGCAGCCTCCCCCGCTGGCGGTCCTTCTCGACAAGCTGACGGATAGTACGTTCGTCAGCCATGACGATTTCGGACGCCACGATGCGGAGGAAAGGCTTGTCGTGTTCCTTCGTCTCGCCGTAGTCTATGTCGCAGCCTATGGCAACGATAGCCAGCGGCAACTCGACTTCCTTGGACTTCGCTTCCAGCGCGGCAAGCACAGCGTCTTGCATCTGCGCGGGCAGATCGGCCAAGGTTTCGCACTCGATAGGTGCGCTGATGTACTGGACCAGTTCAAAGGTCCGTATGCCTGTGTGCTTCTTCATACCAGCACTCGCACAACATACATGACCGCACCGATAGCGATGATCGTCAGCACGATTTCAAATAGCAGCTTCATGGCTTCACTCCGGTCTTCTCAAGCGCGTCTTGCAGCGCCCGCTTAGCGTTGCGCAGAACCTCGTACATGTTCTGCATGTGCGCCCTGCGACGCCTTGTGCGGTTCATGCGTTCCGTCCACAAGCGTATCTGCGTCTGGCAGTGCTGTACGTCCGTGTCGCACTCCGCTACAGCAGCGCGGTACGCCTCTTTGCGGTCCTCGAACTGCGCAAGATCAGTCGCGGCGTTCGTCTCGGATACGTGGTTATGTAGATCAATGCTGTCCGCGTATCCAATGTCGTCAGTCTGGTTCTCCGACATTGTGTTACCTCATTAGTGCTGAAATGACAAGGACCGCGATCATGATGATAACCGTGGCCGTTGCCGGTGATGGCTCTACGAACGGGGCGACGGCTTTTTGCGTCGCTTTAGCTGCCGCTCTATACGCACGGCCCGCTTCGCTCTGTCCCTTTGCAAGTAGCGCTGCAACTCCGAACGTACGGCCATGACGGTGCCTAGCCTTTTGTCTACGTATTCGCTTAGCTTCCACCATACTTCGTCCCTGTCTAGCTCTACTAGCAAGTGCCGCTCGTCTAGTAGCGGCTCAAGTTCGGCGTACTCGACGCCGAGACTTATGGCTAGTTGTCTTGGGCTTTCCTGTAGTGCGTAGCATATCCGTACGAGGAACGTATCGTCCGGCGTCGGTTGTCTCACATTCAGGAGCTTCATCGTCAGCGTCCCACGCTTTACCGCAAGGTAGGCAGCGGTACGAACCGTCAGACTGCCGTATTGCTTTGCACGTCATGTCGTGTCTCCAAGTCCACCACGACGCGCTTACCTTCTGTGATGAAATGGGCCGTCTTGCGCTTGGGGCGGGCCGTCAGGACGCCTGACGCCTCCAAGGCAAGGGTGGATACGGAGGAAAGCAGAAGGGCCGTCAGCGGCCCTCCTACGCCCTTTGCAGCGCCGCTCACGATACGGCCATCTGTTCGGTGCCGTCGAGGATGGACAGCGCTTCAAGCAGGCCGTTCACGTTCTCGACAATCTGGTCACGCAGGATCGTGAACTGATCGGCGTCAGGCACGAACGCGTTCTTGGCGTTGAGCCAGTTGTTGTACGTGGCGCGCGACACGCCGAGACGCGCCGACATGTCCGTGTCCTTGACAGCGCTGTGTTCTTTCAGCAGTTGCAGAACTTGGGCGTCGATTGCGTTGTCCACCTTGGCGGCGGGCACGGCGTCCTTCTTGGGCTTGGCAGGCTTCGCTGCTTTCTTCTCCAACGTCGCTTCGTTGACGAGGTTGTACAGCGTTTCTGCCGTGTCGTCGCCGTAATCGAGGGTGGCCATCTGGACCGCTTCATAGTCGGACTGTTCGAGGCCGAGACGCGCGAGCGCGCCACCAGCAAGGATTTCGTCGTCCTCACATACCAGTTCGATATCGGCGTACACTTCGCTTACGTCGAAGCCTTCACCGACGCGCTGCTTGATCTTCGCTGCGATTGTCGCAAGCGTATCATCGCCGTTGCTCATGGGTTTCTCCTGTGTCTGGTTTAGGTGTTGCTCGAAATAGATATCAACGTCGGTCGCAACAATCCCGGCGTTGGACAGAACTTGAGACGGCGACTTGCCGTACGAAAGCTGCTTGAACACTTCCTTGCCGACGCTTTCGGCCAGTCGCTCGATAGCGCCTTCGTTCCACAACTGTGTGTCGATGGTGTTGCGGCCAAGCCAGTCTGCGGACAGGTGTTGCTCAAGCGGCTCAAGCAGCTTCTCGACTTCATCGTCAAGCCCCGCGCCGTACTCGTCTTGCGATGACTTGATGAAGTCTTCGTCGGCGTCTTGTCCCTCGACTTCGCCAACGTCCTCGAACTCGCCGTTCATCAACACGTACATGTCGTACGCGTCCTGTATCTTCGGCAGCACGTCCTTGGCGACGCATTGCTTGACACGGTACTCGACTTCGCCCGCAACAGCTTTAAGCGCCTGCTCGATGTTCGGGCGGCGCTTCGGAGCTAGACCGGGGTTCTGCATAGCGGCTAGGATGACTTCTTCCTTGCCGCCGATAAGGTCTTGGAGGTACATGGCGGGTTCCTTCTCTGTACTCTATGAGCGGCACGGGACGCGGGAGGTTCCTGTGTAGGGGGAGGGACGCCCCGTGCCGCCTGTAGAGGACAGGTGCTTACGCACTCGCCTCGACGCGCCAGACGCGGACGCCCTTGCCGAGCGTTTCGTCATTCACGGTACGGATGGCGAAGTCCGTACCGGCGTGGCTGTTCTTGAACCGGCGAATAGCACCGCTCACGCGGTTGGACACCTTGCGCGCCTGTTCCTTGAACGCGGTAGCGCGCTCGTCGTCGCCCTTGATCGTATCCGGCACGTTGACCGGGACGAGGAACGACTGGCCGGGCTGCATGTCCTTGAACGGCCAGTTGCTCGACTGACCGCCACCGATGCGCTGCGCGGCAGGAATGTCGAAGCCGGTTTCCAGCTTGAAGCCCGGAGCGGCGGGAGCGGGCGCTGCGGCAGTCGGGGCTGGGGCGGTAGCAGCCTTCGGAGCGGGCTTGGGGGCGGGATTGGTCATGGTCTTTCTCCTGTGTTGCGGACCTGTGCGGAAACTTGTTATGCACGGTCCCTGACTACGTGTCAAGTGACCTATTTGGTAGCCCCGGTCACATCGGGCATGGCGTACATCTAGGACGCCTTGTACACGCTGTCAAGCGTCTAAAAGAACACCGCTCTGATTTCTGGTGTAAGCGGGCGTCCTAGATCGTCGGGATGCGCGGCGACTATCTTCCACCGCCACGGGCCGCACTTGAACGTTCGGCCTATCAGCGCCATGCGGCCAAACGCGTCGCGTGTCTCGCGTTCGTAGCGCTCTTGTGCTTTCATCATATCGCGGTCTTGCATGACGCAGGACACGAGGCTACACAGCGCGCCGATCATGGTACGAATACCGCGACGTTACCCTGTAGCAACAGGTACATACCACCGTCAACGCCTACGTGGTCTGTCATCTGCGTGACGATGCCGCGTCCGTCCCACGGCCCGCCTTGACAGGCAAAGCGGCGATAGGGCTTTTCTGGTGCCATAGGCGCGGCGGGCTTGGCGCGTGGGGCGCGTTCGGGCATTGGGATGCTGTCTTCTAGCTTCATGGCTTCTCTCCTAGCTGGTGGGCGTCTATGTCTAGCCGTTTAGCCGTCACGGCGCAAGAGGCAATCTGTACACGCCAGACGTGGTAGCGCGTCCAGCATGGCATAGGCTGCGCACGCCATGCCTCGACGGCCAACGCTTCGTAAGGGTAGCAGTCTGGCAAATCGCCCGCGTGTATACGTTGCGCTATATCCGTGGCCGTCTCGACGCTGGAACATATGACGTAATATTGCATTGGCTTCCCTCCAAACGAAAACGCCCGACACTATGGCCGGGCGCTCATTAAGGATAGGTTAATGCGTATGGCTTCTATCCTTTTCAGTCCGGTTTGATTGGCAGAAGTTTAACCGTTGCCTTGCGCTCGCTTGCGCGCTTCTTGTACGCTTCGGCTTCGGCCTTCGTGTATGCCGCGCCGTGCGCGACAAACGCCCAACGGTTTGAACCGGCGTCCTTAACGACGATTTGGTAGTGTGTCATGGCTTCTCTCCTTTCCTATTCAGTTTCAAGGTACGCCAAAATGGCGTGTTGTGTGGCGTCCGGCAAGTCACGCCATGCGGTACGCTTGCGCCTGTTGCGTTCACGGTACGCCCGCATTTCGTGCGGCTTCAAAAAGAAGTGACAGCCTCTTGCACCATGCCCGTCAAAGTCAAGACCGGACATTTCGCCGCTATCAACGGCGCGGAATACCACGTCATAATCGAGTGGCGCGGCTGGCACGATTGCCAGAATGTCGATCACGTTGCGCTTGACGATATCCGGCGCGCCTTCCATGAAGCGTGCGGGCATACCGCGCGGCTTGTATTCGTACGTCATGGCCTTACCCTTTCTTGCGTGCGCCAATGTACACCAAAAACGCGGCGCTTCCCTTTTCAACAAATCCAACGGAACCGTCGTCAAAGTCATAACGCGTTCCGTATTGGTTAGACGATTTGCGCGTAATGCGCGCCTTGTGCGCCGGGAACGCGTCCCATGACCATGCGGCTAAGCCGCGTGTTGCGCACGCCATGCGGCCCGCGACTGTTTTTAGGTTCTCAATAGACATGGTTTCTATCCTTCATTTTCGCCAGTTGTGTTGATATGATCGCCGCGCAAATACGCGTTTGTGGCGTCTAGCCATGCGGTATCTGGTTCCGCCATGCCAGCCGGAAAGAAGCTATCAACCGGCTTGACAGTCACGTTAGGCGACACAACGGCGCTTAGGTGCGCGGCCAATGCGTCGCAACTTTCCTTGCGGTCCCAAACCGTCACGCATTGCGGCGGGTACACGCCTGTTATCACTACAGCGTAAAGCATATGGTTTCCTTTCTTTGCTTTCTAACCGTTTAATGAGCGCGCCGCGCACGGCACGCCTGTTAAGCGGTTATTCGTCGCGGTACGAAATGAACATGACAGTGCAAGAGCGGTAAGGCCGGAACGTCAAGCTGTCGCCATAGCGTTCAACCGTACCGCGCACGCCTGTCAAGCCCATTGCCGCTTTTGCGCGTTTCATCAATTCACGTTCAAACACGCGGTTTGCTTTCACGTAGTTTGTACCGCCGTCATAACCGTAATGCGTCAATTCGGGCATGGTCACAACGTCACGCTTAACCCATGAATAGTTCGCTTCACCCGCAAACGTATCCGTGTATTCAATGTCATATGCGTTCATGGTCTTTACCTCAAAGCGTATGCGCATGTACCGGCGCTATGGTTTATTTGACAGACGCGCATTGCGTCGCGGTTATCCGTGGCCGCTAGGAACAATGCGGCCACGGTTGCTATGATAAGCGCCAGTCTCATTTAAGGTCTGTCGCGTACGGGCTGGAAACGTCAAACGGGCCGTCATACAGCACAACGGTTATGCCGCCACTACCTTGCCAGCTTTCACGCGTGACGCGTACACAATCTTTGCCAGCTTCATTGACGTATGGCGCGCAACGGATAGCGCCATCATAGCTTGCGCATACAGTGTTTGCGCCATGCCCGGCGTGCGCGCGACGCGTAACCGTTGTGGAATTGCTCTTACCGGCGTTCATGGTCATATAGAAACGCGACATTGTATTGCCTCTTAGCTCTTAGAGTTGCGTATCAAGCGGGATTGCTTGCTAGTCGCGCGCATTGTACGCGCGACAGGTAAACAATCTGTTAGGCTTTGCGTTTGGTACGCTTGCAATGACAGATTTGTGTCATATCGCCATACGTCACGCCATGCCATTTAAAACCGTCCGGCCCTGTAAACTCTACGTCGTACCGCTTGCCCGCGAAGTTATGACGGCCAATGCTATATGCGCCGATAAATGAAAGCGTGCCGGGCCAGTTGGACACTTTGCATTTGTTGTACGACGCGGCTTCGTCCGGCGTGAAATAGAGCGTGGCCTTGCCTGTTTCGATCATGCGCGCCTTATCGAGCGTGCCGCAACAATCGTAACATATGATTGCGTTGTTTTCGTCATATCCGTAACCCGTGCCAATACCGCCCGCGTTAACATGCTTCACGTTGCCGCAATGCGAACATTTGAATTGTACGCCTTCTACGTGCTTTGTGGCGCGTGCTTGCTCCCGTGTCGTGATAATCATTGCTTACCCTTTCCGTAATGCGTTTGGTACACCCTACATAGGCGCGTCTCGTTTACCTGTCAACCCTCCCCGCGCCGCTAGACAGAAAAGCTCATTTGCCGACCTCAAGGCCAATGACAAGCTGTCAA